AGTAAGTCATTTTTAGTACCTTTCGGTTGATTACTGTTTATTTATACAGTGCTTTATTGCGCCTGTTGGTTATTATAGTAATATCTAATTTACAAATGCAAACTATTTTATCAAATTAATTACACATTAGCCTTATTTATGAATGATGGTGATTAATGATACAATCTTATTAATAGATTTTGCATTTAAATAAAGCACTTGGGAGTTATAAACATGGCAAGGCCAAAGGGTAGCGGCAATAAACCAATGCGGCGTCTTCTCGCAGAACGCTTATCGGAGCGTTATCCGACGTTTGACCCGATTTTAAGCATGATCGAGTCAAGCATTGAGATTCAAAGACAAGCTCAATTGAGCGGTGACATAGCAGACCACAAAGCGGCGATTGAGGCATTAGATCGTACAGCTAAGTACATCCAGCCAACGTTAAAGGCGACTGAGATAAGTACTGACGGCGGCTTAACTATAAGCGTCAATAGAAAGCGATACGATGGTTCACAATCAAATGATGTATAACCTGTGCACATCGTGTATATAAGGTATGTATAAGTCTGTGCATAACCTGTTGATATTGCTGAGGAAAAGCTGTTAATAAGCTGTGGATAAGTGCACCCCCCCCTCCCGAAGGCGCGGTCACATGATGTATATATGCCTCTCGCAAAAAAAAATTGACTAAAAAAAGTCTATAAAAGAGGTAGAATTATTAATAAGTGTAATTAATTAATTGTGTTATTAATAAGACATGGTAACCCTTTAACCTCTGGCTGAGATTAATTTAAGATATGAGGGCAGATAGCAGCTCATCGGTAGAATTGTATGTGTATCGAATCTCTAATCTATTCCTTAGCCAGTACCGACTGAGTAAGGAGGCTATGTCTGGAGGGTCAACCACGGCTCTAGTGTTTGATTATTCACTAGCCTCTAGCCCACATACACTTCGATTATACTTGATAACCGTTATTCTTAATACTATGCTGGAGGTGAAATGAAACATAAAGGGTTTTTAGACAAATTACCTAAGAAGGATATTGACCGTCATTTTCCAGAGAAGAATGGAGGTAAAGGCAGTCACGCTAGAAAGACCACAGTTAATTCAAGAAGACTATTTAAATCAAATTTTGATTCTATTGATTGGAGCAAAAAATGATCTTACCTTTTCCTATGCCTCAAATTTCAGATGAAGAACGTCTTAAAGTTTTAATTCTTAAACAAAAGTCTGAGATAGAGCAACAAAGAGTTTTAATAGAACAATTAAAAAAAAGAGGCAAGAATAAAAATGAGTCATATTGAATATAACTTAATGCCTCAAGGTCAGATACTTCAGGATTTTTCTGATTGTCGCGCTAGAAACTCATTTATTATGGGGCCGTTAGGTTCTGGCAAGACTGTTCAATGCATACTTAAATTATTTGATTTAATGTGTGAGCAAGCACCTGTAAATGATCAGTCACATAAAAATTATGGTGTGCGACTTTCTAGGGTTATTGCTGCTCGTAATACTTATTCTGAATTATTCTCTACAACAATTAAAGATTGGTTAGAAATTCATGGTGAGTTAGGTGACTTTAAACAAGGAAATAAAGAACCTCCTACACATTACATAAGGTTTAATTTAGAAGATGGAACAAGGGTTGAGTGTGACGTTATATTCATTGCTTTTGATCGTCCTGAACACGTTAAGAAAGCTAGGGGTATTCAAACTACATGGGTGTGGTTAAACGAGACTAAAGAGCATTCTAAAGCTGTTTTAGATATGCTTGATTTACGTCATGGTCGTTACCCATCTAATAAAGAAGGTGCGCGTCCTACTCATCATGGAATTATTGGTGATAGTAATGCGCCAGATGAAGACCATTGGTACTTTAAACTAGCTGAAATAGAGCGTCCAGAAGACTGGGCATTCTATAGACAAGCTGGTGGCGTTCTAAAAGACGGTGAAGAATGGAAGATAAACGATGATGCAGAAAACCTAATTAACCTGCCTCAAGATTATTATAAACGTGGTCTAGCTGGTAAGACTAACGATTGGATTAAAGTTAATCTGGCTAATGAGTATGGTTTTGTATCTAACGGCAAGCCTGTTCATCCCATGTATACCGATTCTGTTCATTGTCAACATTTAGAATTTAAGCCAACCCATGATTACCCTATTGTTTTAGGTTTTGATTTTGGACGTACACCAGCCTGTGCATTCTTACAAAGAACATCTATAGGCAGATGGGTTTGTTTTGATGAAATGGTGTTGACAGATTCGGGTGCTGTAGACTTTGCGCCTACTCTCAAGCGTTATATTGAAGAAATGTATCCTGATCACAATTTTAAAGGTTGGGGTGATCCGTCTGGAAACAATAAAAACCAATCTAATTCTGAAACACCGTTCCAAATTATGAGGGCTGCGGGTATACCGTGTAGTCCAACACAATCTAATGACCCTATGAAACGCAGAGCAGCATTAGAAGTACCTATGAAAGAAATGTGCATGGATGGTAAGCCAAGATTCACTGTCCTACCTAAAGCAGTTATGATTAGAAAAGGTTTACAGGGTGGGTTTTGCTACAGACGAGTACAAGTATCGGGTGAAAGATACACTGATGAGCCAGATAAGAATGAATATTCACACCCAGTAGAAGCATTAGAGTATGCATTACAGGGTGAAGGTGAAGGAAGACAGGCGTTAAGTAGGCAAGGCTTTAGTAAGCCAGTAACAGCAAAGGTAAAGTTTAGTGTCTTTTGATGTATACGTTGTGTTTACTAATGATGATGGTAATTGGTGGTCTAGGTTTTTACATAAGGAAATAAAACATTGCTTTGTTATAAAGCCAGATCAATCACATTACATTGTTTACTCTAAAACTACTGAAAAGTTCGACTTATTCACCAGTTGGAGCAAAGATGATATACTCGACGAACCTTTTATTATGTGCGGGTATAAACAAAAGGGAACACATAACAATTTGTTAATGCTAAATACTTGCGTTGGTCATGCCAAACAACTATTGGGCATTAATAATATGTTTATATTAACGCCATATCAATTGTATAAACATTTGTCGAAACAAAAGAGGCAAGAAGATGAAAAGACCAAAGGCTCCAAAGCCAACTGCTGAAGAAAATGCAATGGTTATGCGCCAACAAGCTGCACTTGATGAAGAAATTGCAGAAGGTGAAAAGCGTCTTAAAGCTGTAACTAGAGGTACGTTAGGATCTAAGTCATTATTGGCTAAAGCATCTACTGCATCTAAAGCAAAAACTAGTAGGGCTGGTCGTGGTGGAGGCGGTTATATGGGCGGGTATACAGGCGGTGGTATGTTTGGATTATCTGCTAATCAAATTGCATCAGCACAAGCACAAGCTAACGCTAGATCAGGAACAGCATAATGGAATTGCCGAAGGAGTTAGGGTCACTCAATGATTTAAAAAGGCGAGAAGCTAAAGCATTTGAAATTGCCATGTATTGGCACGACATACTTGATGATGTGTATGAGTTTTTTCTACCTAATAGAAATTTGTTTGACAATAACCGTCAGGGTCAAAAGAAGATGGAGCGAATCTTCGACTCTACGGCTCTGGAGGCTATCCAGCAAGGCGCTAGTAAATTACAAGAAAACATAGCACCAATCTGGACTAGGTGGGCAACATTTGCACCATCAGATCAAGTCTTAAAAATGCTAGAAGAAGGTGACTATGGAGTATCTGAAGAAGACATACGAGCGAATTTGGAAAAACAAGCGGTTATCATATTTGATTATATTAATCGGAGTAATTTTGCTACTCAGTTTTATGAGCACGCTTTGGATTTACTTGTGGGTACAGGTACTTTAAGAGTTGATGAAGAAAATGACACGAATATGCCTATTATCTTTAACGCTATTCCACAAAAAGGTATAGCATTTGAAGAAGGGCCATTCGGAACTATTGAAACACACTGGCGTAGGTTTACTGTTAAGGCTCGTAACCTTGAAAGGCATTGGATAGGATTTAAAGCATCTGAATCTATTAAGGCTAAGATTGAAAATTCACCTGATGCTGATGTAGAACTTAGTGAAGGTGTTGTATTTATGCCTGATTCTAAGACATATTACGGTTGTGTGTGGGTTAAAAGTGAAGATCGTATAAGCTGGATGCAAGATTATGGCCCATCAAGCCCTTGGGTAACTGGAAGATACTCTAAAGTATCTGGTGAGATTAGAGGTAGAGGGCCAGCATTACAGGCATTGCCTGATGTTCGCTCGTTAAACAAAGCAAAAGAATTTGTTTTGCAAAAAGCTGCTATTGATCTGGCTGGAATGTACACAGCTACGGACGATGGAGTTACAAATCCTTACAATATAAGCATAAGCCCAGGAATTGTTATACCAGTTGGTTCTAATAACTCGTCAAATCCTAGTATTCAACGGCTAGACACAGGAAGTAATCTATCATTAGCGCAATTTGAAATTGTTGAACTGCAAAACGCTATTAAGCGTGCGTTGTTTAACGATCTTCGTGACCCTAGCGGCCCTGTACGCTCTGCAACTGAAGTAGCATTAGAGTCTAGGGAGCTAGCAAAAAGGATTGGTAGTGCATTTGGTCGGCTACAGACCGAAGTATTAATCCCAATTATTAAAAGAGTTGCTTATATTCTGACTAGACGCGGATTAATTACTCCGATTCAGTTAGATGGTAGAGACATTGATATTAAATTCCTATCTCCGTTAGCTAAAGCTCAAGATGGTGAAGATTTAATGTCTGTTCAACAAGCTGTAGCATTTGTTTTGCAAACTGCTGGGCCAGATCAAGCTAAAATTGCTTTTAAATTAGAAGAATTTGGGTCATGGGCTGGTGTTAAAACAGGTATGCCAGCAGAATTAATGAGAAATGGTGCAGAAAAAGCTGCTGTTATACAAGCTGGAGCAGAAGCTGTTAAAGCTGGATTGCCTACTTCATCACCACCTGTACAAATGCAATGAGTTGGAAAGAAATAGATAAAGCGGCTGTAGATAGTAAGGCCGCTAAAAAACAAAATGCAGAAAAACGCTCTCAAGTTGCGGAATTAGCAAAGGCATATAACAGATGCTTTAGCGATGATAATGGCAAAAGAGTAATTGAAGACTTGCACCAACGATTTATTTATAACAATGACACGCCATTCGGCTCACCTAATGCTAATTATGAAGCCGCATATCATAATGGTGAAGCTGGCGTAATTAAATTCATTATTAATCAAATAAACCAAGCAGAAACTTTATGACTGAAGCAAATAAAAAACGTGCTGTGAAGGCTACGCCAAAAATTCTTGTGTCTGATGGTGCCAAAAAGTTTTTAAAAGATTTGGGTTTTGAAATGTCATGGCTAGAAAGTTTATCTAAAGAATATAATTTTGAATCTTTTGATTATGTGCAAAAGTTTTGTGCATTTAGATGTAATAAAGATGGCAAGCACGTTGAATGGATTGATATTAATACACTAGCTTTGTTAAACGGCAAAAGAAAATTGTTTGAAATAAAGATGAAACATCAACCACTAGGCAAAAGACGAAAGATTATTAATTTACCTTGGGAGTAAACAATGGAAGAAGAACAGACCGCGATTGAGCAAACAAGCGATACTCTGTTAGACCAAGCAGAACCATCTTTAGGTGAAGGTGAGTATTTTTTGTCTGACGGTATTAAGGGTAGCGGAGATATGCCAGAGTGGTATAACTCTAACAAATACAAAAGCATATCAGAACAAGCTAAAGCATATTCTGACTTAGAAAAAAAGTTTGGCGGTTTTACTGGTGCACCTAAAGACGGTTATGCAGCTCCAGAAGGAATTGAAAATGACGATGCTTTATTGTCAGAGTTAAATGCATTCGCTGAAAAAACTAACATGAGTCAAGACGCATACAATGATGCGTGGGAGTTATTGTCGGCGCAAGATCAAGCAGTACATCAGGTTAATCAAGAAGATGAGTTAGCTAAGTTAGGCGATAATGCTCACACTAGGATTAAGACTGTTGAAGGGTTTATGAAAAACAATCTTACTCCAGAAGTATATGAAGAAGCGCGAGAGTTAGTTACTAATGCTGATTCTATTAAACTAGTAGAAATGTTAGTTAAAGCTACTTCACCTGTAAAACTTCCTATTGATGGAGGTGAAAGCCCTACAGGAGTAACTTGGTCTGACATTGAAGCTGAGATGTTTAAAAAGAATGAAAATGGTCAATTGTTAAGAAGTGTAAACGCCGAACATGAAAAGAAAATACAGCGTATGCAACATGAGTGGGGAGGTGACAAACCCAACATAAGTACAGTAGGTTGATGTAACTACATAATGTAAGTTATAATCGCCCCATCTGGATACCATCTTAGTATGCCCAGTAATTTAGGTTGACTGCTGACCAGATTACTGGGTACTCAGCATATACCTTAAAAAATTGTTTTTAAATTACTCTTTTTTGAGGATACACACATGAGTAAAACTTTATCCGCTGTTGCGGTTACGGAATTTGACAGCATGGTCAAGCACGCCTATCAAGGTAGTGGTCTGCTGAAAAATACTGTAACACAGCGCAACAATGTAGTTGGCGATACTTATAAGTTTCGTCGTATGGGGAAGGGACTAGCTAATCAAAAGTCTACTTCTGATCTTGTTACTCCTATGGATGTAGCGCACGAATTTCGGACTGCAACTTTGCAAAATTGGAATGCTCCTGAGTATACCGATTTGTTCGATGCTCAAGATGTAAACTTTGACGAAAAACAAGAATTAGCAAGCACTATTGCTGATGCTCTTGGCCGTCGTTGTGACCAACTTGTAATTGATGCTATGGATGCGTCTACGCCTTTAACTACTACTGTAGGTACTGGTGTTGGTGGTGCAGGAACAAACCTAAACATGGCTAAGATCATTAAAGCGCAAGTTGAATTGCGTGATCAAGGTGTGCCAAACAGTGATTTGTTTGCCGCTGTTAATGCTCTTGGGTTGTCAGGTTTGCTTAATGACACTACTGCTACATCTGTAGACTTTCAAGCAGTAAAAGCACTTGTTTCTGGTGAAATTGACACTTTAGTCGGGTTTAAGTTTGTTATTCTTGAAACTCGTACCGAAGGTGGATTGACTACTGCCGGACAAGTTGTCGATTCGTGGTTTTTCCAACGCCCCGCTGTAGGACTTGCAATTGGCATTGATATGAAAACCAGTGTTGATTATGTGCCAGAACGAACTTCATTTTTGTGTAACGGAATGCTAAAAGCTGGCTCTGTTGTGCGCGATGAAGGTGGTTTGGTGAAAGTTCAATACACGCAGAACGCATAGGAGGCTATCATGGCTTTTGCAAGAGTTGGATTGTGCCGCATAGGCGGCTCTGGAACTGGTGGCAGCACTTGGCAATATACGTCTACGGACAATAAAGCGGCAATTGATAATGCCGATTATTTTCTAGAGGCTATTAGTGAGTTAAGTATTGGTGATCTTATTATCTGTAAAGACACTACTACACCTACTGCGCCAATTGTCCATTTGACGTACATCAAGACTCAGACCGCTACAAGTATTACTGCGGCTGGTGGCTTGTTAATAACTGCGTAATGATCGGGGGCGCAAGCCCCCTTTCTCTTAGGAGAATAAAAAGCCAAAATAAATCGGAGTAATGTATGCGTAAAGGGTTGTATGCAAACATTCATGCCAAGCGCAAAGCTGGTAAGAAAATGCGTAAAAAAGGTGCTGCTGGCGCACCAACTGATTCTGATTTTAGGAATGCAGCTAAAACATCTAAAAGTATGCTGAGTAAATAAAGTCATGGCTGAAAAAATTAAATTAATATCCAATGCTTTGATATTGATTGGTGATTTACCAGTTACATCTCTTAGCGGCAATACTCGCGCTGAAACAGTAGCTGTTAACTTGTATGACAATATTGTTGAAGCAGAGCTATCTAAATTTAGATGGGGTTTTGCTCGACGTAAGGCACAGTTAGGTTTAACTACTGAAGTGCCTGTAGGTAATGAGTATAGGAATATATATCAATTGCCTACCGATATGCTTGCGTTAATTAAAGTTGATCCTGCTATTAATTATCAGATTCTTGGCACTAAGTTATACGCTAACACGGCTGGCCCTGTTTACTGCGATTACACTGCAAACATACCGCCTAGCAATTGGCCTTCTTACTTTGCAAAAATGATTGAGTATGCACTTGCTATGGACTTTGCTCCAGCTATTAGAGATAGCGCAGCATCATCTGAATCTAATGCAGCTAAGTATCTTAATGCGTCACGCATGGCGCGTTACACAGACTCGCAACAACATCCTACTACGCCTCTCAGGAGCCAGCCATTTATTAGCGTGAGGCAGTAATGGCTAACTCTACATTTATGCAGACTAACTTTGTTAGTGGTGAACTATCGCCGCTATTAAAAGGTCGTACAGATTTAGATCAATATTATGCTGGTTGTGAAACTGCTGCAAATGTATTAATTGTTCCGCAAGGTGGATTAAAACGACGCGCTGGTACTGCTTTTATTGATGAGCCAACAAAACAACTTACGCCTTTAGCTAGTAATTTTATTACGGCAACTATGCCTAATGGTGGAACTGCTGCAAATTTAAATGATTTTAATAGATCAACATTTGGAATTACTACAACAAATATAGGAACTACAGCAAATTACGAGGTTGTTAAATATGTAATTAATAGTAGTTTTTATGACAAATTAAAATTTGTTAACATTAAAGATATTAAACTAACAATTAATAATTCTGATTTTGATACATTTACTGTTCAAGTATCTGCTAACAATACAACATGGACAGATATTGGAAGTATGTCTGTTAACAGTGAACTTGCTTCTTATCAATTTAAAATTCCTGATGATTTTAGTACAGCTTATGTGCGTATTATTCGTTTAGGAACAAAAGATTTAACAACACAAAAAATTCAATTAAGTGAATTTAATGTATTACAAATTTTTCTCTATCAAACTTATGAGCAACCATCTGAAGTAAAAACATTTGAATTTAGTATAGCTACAGATAGACATTATCTTTGTGTAGCTACTGGCGGTGCTGGACTTATATATTCTAATTCTAATGGAAGTATGGCGTTTTATCGTATACCTCATGCTGGTTCAACAGTAACTACTTTTGTTGGAAATGTCCCACTCCCTTATTCATCTCAAGCAATACCAGAATTACGTGCAGCACAAACTGAAAATGTAATGCTTTTGTTTCATCCAGAATATCCATCTAAAAGAATAATTAATACATTTCTTAATAATGTTGATTCTTTTTTTATTGATAACATTCCTTATTCTAATGTTCCTCAATATGATTATAACGATTCATTAAGCCCTACTCCGTCTAATGATGTTCAAAGATTAACATTTTCTAGTGGATTTAAATCGGGTGATACTTATCAAATAGATGTTGAAGGAGTTGTAAGTAAAAATATTACTTATGTAGGAGGAGGCAGTTCAAATGAACAAAATTCTACAATATTTAATTTGCAAAAAAACTTACAAGAAATGCCTGTGTTTGGTGAAACAGGTGTAGATGTTACTTTTGTTTCTGGCAATATTTATGACATAACTATTTCTGGAGAATCAACTAAAGATTTTGAATTATTTTCTGGTTTTCCTACGGCTGGCACTGCTTCTAATCAAGTAGGATTTGTTAAAACAGCAAATGGTGTGCCGCGAAAAGAAGATGTATGGAGTGCCGTAAGAGGCTATCCAAAAATGGGCGCATTCCATGAAGGTAGGTTATGGCTAGGTGGGGCTAAGTCTAAACAACAAAGTTTATTTGCATCTAAGTCAGGATCGTTTTTTGATTTTTTCTTTGAAGAAGGTAATGATGATGAAGGGATGTTTATTACAATAACATCCAAAAACTTAACAACTATTGTTGGTATTAATTCAGATCGTGGTTTACAAGTATTTACTGCTGGTGCTGAGTTTTTAGTTAAAGGTAGTACGCCAACTACTGTAGCTATTGAATCTCAAACACAGCATGGATCATCTAATTTAGAGGCAAAATCAATAGATGGGGCTACGTTATTTGTAGATCAAAACGGCAAATCAATTCGACAATTTGTGTATAACTTTAATGAAGATGCTTACACATCTAATGACATATCTGTTTTATCTTCTCATCTTATAAAACAACCAATAGATTTAGCGGTGTTAACAGGCACTACTTCAGAAGATTCTAGTTGGGTGTTTATTATTAATACTGATGGCACTGCATCTATTTTAAATACTGTTCGCGCACAAGACATAAATGGTTTTACTCAATTTATTAGTGCTGACTCTGGGCAATTAAGTAATGGAGCAGCTATTCCTAAAGATGTATTTTCTGCATCAGTTGTTAACAACGATTTGTTTTTAGTAAATAGATATAGAGCTACAACTGGAACGCCTTATACATACAGTATTGAAAAATGGGATTTTAATAGATTGTTAGATGCATCTATTATTTTAGGTAACGTATCTGCTACAACAGTTTCTCTTGGCACTTCTCATTTTAACAATGCTACTGTTAGTGTAATTGGCAGTGGAAATAATTTAGATAAACGAACAGTTTCTAATACTGGAACAATTACATTAACATCAAATGAATTATCTGGTGGCCCATTAAATTTAGAAGTTGGTTTAAACTTTGTGCCGACTGTAAAACCTATGCCTCTTAATACTAATATGGGCAAAGGTCAGAATGCTATGAAACAGAAAAAAATAACAAACATGAACTTTAGATTTTATGAAAGCGCGGGGATTTACATTGATGGCAATCCATCTCCTATAAGGCAAATGACAACATTTTATAATACGTTTGCGTTTTTAATAAACAGTGGAACGCCTGTAGTTGGTAACTCTTACAGTGTTAATGGCGCAACATATTTTGCAAATAGTTTTGTTGGTTCTATTTTAACTGCAACTCGCACATCTGGGCGAGGAGCATTACCTGCTTCTGGTAATTTAATAGGAACACCTAACTTAACTTATTTATCAGTTGATGCAACTAATAGCCCATTAGGTGAGCCATTTGAAATACGCACTGGTATTATTGAAGACAATAATGGCGGTAATGGTTGGGGTATAGATGTTGCACCATTAATTACAATACCTGATGCAGCACCATTTCATATACAAGCAATACAATATGAGGTTGAATCGTCGTGAATTTAACAGTTCAAGACAACATTTATAAGTTTCAAAAATTAATGCAGTCTGTTGAAAACATAGACTTAGCTGTCCAACATCATTTTTCTAAAGGCTTGTATGCCAGAGAGTTATTTATACCAAAAGGAGTTTGTTTAGTTGGAGCGTTACACAAGACTAGGCATATGTTTATGGTTGTTACTGGTACTTGTAGAGTATCTAGCCAGTTTGGTAACGAAGAAATAACAGGGCCATTTATTGGTGAAACACAGATAGGCACTAAAAGAGTAATATACGCAGAAACAGATTGTGTGTGGATGACTTACCATCCAACAGATTTAACTGACATA